TTAAACAAAAATTTCTATATCCTCTATTTTTAAAATGATATAGTAATCTAGGTTTATTATTCTCTATAAGTATTGGCATACCATAAAACACACAAGCTTTTAATACATCTTCAAAAAATATTTCTGCCGTTTGAGGTCTAGCAACATATTCTAAAAAAAACTCATTACTTGGAGCATCATCCATATTAAACATAGTTAAACCGTGCAAGGCTCCATTAGAACCTCCACCACCTACAGTTCCTGATATATCATAACTATCACATCCGAATGCACCTATATGTTTATTGCCCGGTGTTTTTTTACCATTAATACTTTCTACTCTGTTTTGTAGATTTTTTGATGGAGTCCAAGATACATAAAACCTACCTCTTTGATTTGGAGTAAACTCAACCTTAGAATCTTTTATTCCATTTTTCCAAACTAAATCTCCTCTTGTTAAATGATGGTCTATTATTAAAGAATCATTGTAATCTATTTGCTGATATATTTTGGTAAGATTAAATATAGATTGCTTACTCTCATCTCTAAATGCGTGTGATTCACTTCTAGGAAATTGTCTATAAAATTCATTTAATGCATCAGGGTCTTTCTTTAATGAATCCACTTCATTATCCCAATAGTCTACTGCTCCTTGATATATTGTTTCTCCATCAATTCCTTCAACACCTTGTTCGGGATTTTTAAAAACAGGCATTCCATACCTATCTATAAACCCCTCCATATTCCATTCCATAGGGATGAAAAGTGAATACATACCGCTTTTGGTTTGACCATTGGCATTTCTGTTTAATACATTAGAATTATTGTATAAATTTTTAAAGTTGTCACCACCCTTATCTAAAGCATTTGATGTAGAACCCATCATACATTTACCAATAATTTTACTACCAAGACGTAGACAGGTTTTAGTTACTCTCCAATTATTTAAAATATTATTAGGCTTTATCCATTTACCACTTTCATCGTGAACTAATAGTAAAAGTTTTTCACCATCGTAAGAGTTGTCATCTGTGTTCTTCCAATCTATTGTAGTATCTAATCCATACAACTCATCATTGGTTGTATCGTACATATTTTTTTTAGTTATCTTTGCAGCCGGAATTCTAAAAGCTAGTTCTGTTTTAGGTTTATCCATACCATCCATAATAGGTTTAAAGAAAAATGGTAGTCTACTATTTATTGGAACAACCTTATCTGTAAACATTTTTTTTGCATCAGAACCTGTCTTAGACAGTATACCAACTCTAGAATCTTTAGCTAGAGTTCCGGTATTTACACATTCAGAAGATGACATAAAAGAAAATCCTGAACGTCTTATCTTTAAATAAATCATTCCGAAACTTCTTGTGTCAGCTTTACAAGCTTCCCAAAAAATAAACAATAATCTATTAGCTTCTCTAAAATCAGGATAACCAACATCAATAGATGTCCACTGTAAATACATATAATGTGCTCCTGTTATATAGGTAGGAATACCGTTTGACATATACCATAAACCTTGTTCTCTTCTATCAAACTCTTCCTCTATATAATCAACCCACCTATCTTTAAACTCTGAGGACATTTCATTCCACTGAAATATTGATTGAATCTTTGATAAAGCTTTAGGCAGTTCTTGTCTTTCCCAATACTGTTCTTCTTTTTTTGAGTGTCTTTGAAGACACTTTTTTGGTTCTAATGGAAGTGCTATACTTAGTCCTTGAATAGAAATTATGTTTCCTATTTGTCCGCTTTTAGAAATGACAATAAAATCATATTTAGAATTGTATCCATATTCCCACGTTTTAGCCTTGTTCTTAGACGTTAAAACATTTTTAGGTACAATACCTTCAAGTACTTTATATAATTTATTTAGACCTTCTTTCTGCAAATCCTTGTTTTGTATCTGTTTTTTTGGCTCCCCTTTCTAATGACTCAATAGCTTCCTTCTCCGATTCTATTCTATTTAATATTTCAAAAGCATCAAAGATTGCTAACTTTTTTGTAGCTGCTGCATTTTTTAATCTATCAGCAGATAAGTCATCTTCAGGGTCGTGTTTAATAATTGCTTCCTTCGCCACCTTTATCAGTTGTTCCACTGCCCTGTGACCTGCTTCTATTATTTTTAATTTTATTTCTTTTGATTTCATTTTTAAATCTTTTCTTTTTTCTTATTGGAATAGGTGAGCCATCGTGCTCATTCCATTCGTCTTCCCAAAAAATATAACTCATATGTAATAAAGATATAGTTCTCAAAGTATCATTGTTATTTGATGGTCAAACATTCTGTATAGTTTTTCTCCATCAATATTAAACTCATATTCACTTTCAGGTTTGTAACACACTTTAACTCCTTTTGTAACCCCTTTAGATTTTAAATATTCATTAGGATATTTTACAATTCCAATTAAAGGTTCTTCGCTTAATGGTTTATAAATATAAGAATCTTCTACCGGTGCAGGTTTAATAAAACAATATCTATCTATTGCATTCCACTCTACACCATTATGATATGCATAGTATTGTTCTTCATCTATAAAAAATAAATCATCTTTAAAATAACTTTTGCCACTTTGAACTTTTCCCTGCATATCATTATAATATTTAAAAACATTATGATGTACAAGTAATTTATCTCCTTTCTCTATAGGTCCATTATAATCAAGAGGAAGTTCTATAACCTCAGCTTGTCTATTAGAAAACCTATGGTCCTCCTGTGACGTACTGATTATAAAATCAATATTCCCGTAAGTCTTTGTGTTATCGTATCTTTTACCCTTTAAAGGCTTTACAATAAAAGAAGTTGGTGAATTCATAATTTAATTTATGAGCCACAACCAAAACAATCTATGTGTGAATCAGTTGGCTTGACTCCATTTAATTTCATTTTAATATTATGGATTTTATCTGCAAGTTCCATTTCTTGCTCGAATGTTAGATTGGGTTGCTTCTTTTGTTCTGTATAAATTTCAAGTTCCTCTTGTAATTGTTGATTAGCTAAATCTGACATTCTATATTAAGTTTATATTATACTCAATAGATACAGGCATTGTGGATGTAAACTCTTTCCACAACAAAATTTCCCCGTCATTCTCTATATAAATTAATATTGAATCTCTTTCTATATCATATTTAATTAAATGAATAACATAGCTTCCGTTCAATATTACTTGACCAACTAAATAATGCATTGCACCCGATTTATAGTCAGGTCCTACTGAAATCTTTCTAATATCCATTACGCTAATTTATGAATAGCAATCCACGAACTTGGTGCATCAGGCATAGTTCCCACACCTGTTGGTGCTGCTTGTGCTCTTCCTTGAAGATTAGACATTGTTGCAAGTAACTGCAATCTAACATTATCAACTGTAGTTTCTACAGGAAAACTAACTTCCCAACCTGAAGCTACCGTATCAGATACTTGTTGAATCCAAGTTTGCAAATAAGGACCTCCGTTTAATGTTGCAGTAAATGCAGCGTATTGAGTTGTAATATCTTGATTAACAACATTAACACCTATATTAACAATGTACTTTCCGGGAAGATTAAATGTAACATCACCTGAGGAAGTAATAGTTACTTCAGGTGTTGTTTGTCCTTTACCAAAAAGTATTACTGTTTGTGAACCGGGATTAATTGTTTGATTATTGTTTTCTTTATCTTCAATAACCTTATTCATCTGAAAAGGTGTACTGTTAACTGTAACTGCACCTAAACCTGAAGGGGGACTAATACTTACATTTGTTCCCGGAACAATTTGAGTTACTCCTCCACCTCCTGAAGAAACTTCCCATTGTGTTTGAATCTCTGAACCATTAATACTTTTAACTGCTAATACTTGAGATTGTAGAGTTGGTAATGCATCAGGTAAAACTATTTCCTGTTTTGCACCCCCGTCAGGAGCCATTACTGTAATAATTTCAGGAGTAGCCTTTCCTTGACCTGTTTCTAATTCAATCTTACCACCTAAGTTTGTACCATTTCCTTCAATTCTTAAACAACCTTGTTTACTTGTAGGAGCAGCAGATTTACCTAATGTTAACTTAGCATAAGTTGTATCAAACGTAAAACCTACATTAGCACCAAATGCACCGTTGTCATTATATTGTATTTGACCATTAGAGCCTCCCGGAGTACCTCCTCCTCCTCCTGCAAAATTAATAGTAGTTGGATTAGTAGTAGTATCCATAGTCACACCTGAACCTGTAAACTCAAAGAGTCCTGATTCTGTAGTATTACCTACTTTAATACTATTTACTGTATTAACTGATTGAGCAGTTATAGTTATTGTTTTAACTCCTGATACATCAGTATTAACTGAAGCTGATAAACCTGAACCTATTGTTACTTTATCACTCCAATATCCTGCTTGAGTATCTGCTGCATCATATTTGAATTTGTCATTACTGCCACCACCTGTTGGGGTTGGTATCCAATTTAATTGACCATTACCATCAGATTCTAAAATTTGTTGTGCTCCACCTTGCTTTGTTGGAAAGTGTATATAATAATCATCACCGGCACCTACTTCAGTAGAACCTGCTAAGTGTACATAGTTACCACCTCTGTGTTCTAGTGCTGCATTACCATAATTAATGGCATCACCTACACCATAAGTATCAAGAGTTACCTGACCGGCTTTCTCTTTTCCACCAAGACGGTGTTCTGAAAAATTACTACCCAATACATAAGTATTGTATTGATTGCCTTCAAACACACCACCTGTTCCGTGATATTGAACATCTGAAACTGCACCTCCCGGTGTACCACCACCACCACCACTTCCATTGGAAGCTGCAGTAATAATACCTTGAGCATTAACAGTTATGTCAGCATTGGTATAAGTTCCTGTTACACCTTGGTTAATTAAGTTGAAATCAAATGTTCCCGAATTACTTCCTTGTATAACTAAATCATTAGACTTAAAAGTTAATTGGTCTTGATTTTCATCAATAGTTTCAGTTGTACCTGAATTACCTGTTACATCAAATTTACTTAATCCACCACCACCAATAGCTGAACCATCAATAGTTATGTCGGTACCGGAAGCACTAATAGTAATGCCTCCTGTACCTAGTAAAGTAAGTTCTCCTGTTAATGTGTTTAGTGACTGAACGGAAAGACCTCCACCCGGTACTAACGCAAGAATATCTCCAATCCTATAATTTTTTGTAATCAACTCATTATCGACATCAGTACCTATTACTTTGTCGTTAATAGTTGGTATTGCATCTACAGGGTATGTTGCTATTCTTGCCATTTTTTATTTTACTTTTTCTAAAGTCTCTTTAGGACTTTTAGTAATTTCTCCTGTCTTTGGATTGATTACCGCATCCTCACCGTACTTTTTAGTTAATTCCTTTTCGACTACTTTATAGTCTTCTTTTACCTTGTCGATATTATCAACAATTTGTTTCTGTTGCAAAACCACATCCCCAAGTTGCATTTTCAATTGGTTAAATGCGTTAAGCATTGATTGAACTTGTGTAAGTTCTTTTTCTGTTAATTTTTTACTTTTTGCCATTTGATTTATATTTAATTATTTATTAGTTACAAATATAGTAAATTTTCATTTATATTATCATCTGTACAATGCTATTAGAATTCACATCGGGTTAGCAGTATACAAGTAGTGCTTCCATCTTCAAAGGTTATTTGCAAGTATGGAGTTTTACCATCAGTAAAAAACTCTTGCCTTGATATTGTTGTAGCCTTTCCATTTAGAAAAATATCTCCACCACCATCTGCACCTGCAGGTCCTTGTGGTCCCTGTGGTCCCGTTGCTCCCGTACTTCCTGTATCACCTTTTACTCCTTGAGGACCCTGTGAACCTGTATCACCCTTAACACCTTGGTCCCCTTGTTTACCTTGACCACCTGTTGCACCGGGTTCACCCTGTGGTCCTTGTGGACCTGTTGAGCCTGTGTTACCGGTATTACCTTTATCTCCCTGTGGTCCCTGAGAGCCGGTATCACCTTTAGGTCCCTCATCTCCTTGGTCCCCTTTAGGTCCTTGAGGTCCAACACCACCTGTTGAC